TACGACCAAGGTAGAGAGTAAGGTAGAGGAAGGTAGCGAGGAAGGTAAAAGTAAGGTAGACCCCCAAAAAAGTAAGGTCAATGGGGGGGATAATAGGGGGGGCAAAGCCCCCAAGACTATAAGACAAGAAGACATAAAGAGAGAGGGGGAAAAAGCGACGCGCTTTTCCCCTCCCTCCCTGGATGAAGTCAGAGACGAGGTAGAGAGGTTAGGCTATGCAGTAGACCCCGAGAGGTTCATAGCCCACTACGAGAGCAACGGCTGGCGCGTTGGCCCTAACAAGATGAAGAGCTGGAAGAGCGCGCTGGTCACCTGGCACAAGCGTCAGAAGGAAGAGGACGCCAAACGGCAGTCGCTATTCCCCCGAGCTTCGCAATCTCGACCAACCTACACCAATGCCGAATACCACCCTGAGCGAAGCGCGCCACCGAGCACGCCACAGGATGACATGGCTAAGTGGCTGGCTCTTGACCACGACAACCGAGCGGTACTCAAACGCAACTTCCCCGAGAAGTACGCTAACTATCCCGACTAACACAACGACACAATGCCATTCACGAAAGAAGAACTGCTTGCAACGCTCGACCCCGTAACCTTCGAGGGGTATGAGCCACGGCTGATGAAGAACCCCGTCACCTTCGACGACGCGTTCGACGTCCTCCTCGAGTTGGGACGACGTGAGACACCAGCCTTCGACCTATCGCCCGACGAGATCCTGGCATACCGCAGAGCCCTTGCCTGGCTACTCGCGTCCCCGTCCTGCACTAACCCCTTCGGAGGTTTGTACGTGTGGGGTCCGACGGGATCAGGCAAGACCATGCTGGTGCGACTACTTCAACGCCTCTCCGAGATCGTCGGGGTGCACCGCCCCTTTTGGAAGTACGACAGGGACCGAGACAAGTGGAGCGTAGCATACCTCCCCCTGCTGTGGAGCAGTGCCACCCATGGTGAGACCCACGCCAGGGACTACACCGCCCACTACCAGGAGACGGGGAAGTACCTCGACGAAGGTCGCTTTGTCCTGCACATCGGAGACCTCGGGGCAGAGCCCAAGGAGGCGCAGTACTACGGCTCACGATCCAGCGTCATAGCGTCAATCATCTGCCGACGTAGCGACCAGCACGGAGAGCGACTTAGCCGACCAACAATCATCACAAGCAACTATCCACCCGACGCACTGAGCGGTCCCAACCTCTACGACGACCGCACCGCCTCTCGCATACAAGGCGACTGCGTCATAGTCCATTTATCATCAACAGACCACCGACTGGCTTCAGCACAGCCGAGGTCATAACCTCAAACGCTTATGCAAGACATCTGTTACAACTTCAACAACTTCGACGAACTCACTGACAAGGACCTGCGGGATCGCATCCGCAACCTCAATGTGCACATCGAAGCACTCCCTGCAATCATCGGACGCACCACGACGCCACGAGCTCATGCCTACTACAGCAAGAAGCTCGAGCAGTGTAAGGCCGACGTCTCCGCTGCACAGAAGGAGATACAAGAGCGATGGCAACGGAGCAAGATGCTACGAGTTATTAGCCAATCTTAACCATGATCGAGCGAAACACACCTCTCGAGGAGATCGTAGACTACGCCTTGCAGCTGGTGATCGAGGGAGGCATGAGACCCACGCCAGCATCGAGGATGGCCGCGAAGAGATACGGCTATTCACGCCACCACATCTGCCACAAGCTGACGCATCACCCGAGGTACATCGAACACCAAGGCGGGAAGCCAGCAGGGTATGGAGTGATCCCAGCGTCAATCATCGACGAGATCATCGTGATGCTTGAGAGTACCCCCGAGCTTGGCCTTATGGGGTGCATCCGAAAGTACAAGGAAGAGTCGGGGTGCACTTTCCACGAGCAAGCTATCGCAGGCAAGTACCGACGACTCACTAAGGCAAATGCCCTGAAAGAGGAAAGGCGCAACGTGTCGAGTACAGACACCTCCGACTGCCTCCTCGATCTATCCCCTGACGAGCTTGTCCGTAGAGGCTACCTCATCAGAGTAACAGAACAACAGACAACACTTTAATCACACAGCGATATGAGCGAAATGAATATCAGTGGGAAGGTCGTACAGGTCCTCCCAATCCAAACAGGAACATCCAAGGCGGGCAACCCATGGCAGAAGCAGGAGTTCATCCTCGAGCAGGGCGGACAATATCCACGCAAGGTATGTATCTCACTCTTCGGGGACAACGTCGCCAAGACCCCGCAGGTGGGGCAGGACGTGATGGTCTCCGTAGACATCGATAGCCGAGAGTTCAACGGGCGATGGTACACCGAGATCAAGGCGTGGAACATCGTACAGGCAGGAGCACAGCAAGCTGCGCCAGCACCACAGCAGGTAGCCACCGCTCCAGCTGCCGCCCCTGCGCAACCACAACCAGCACCCGCACCACAAGCAGGAGTCGCTGATGATCTACCATTCTAACAACAGGTGAACATGGAAGACAAAAAGACAATGATCGCCAACCTCAAGTTCATGGACGAAAAGAGCAAGGAGGAAGCGGAGAGGCTTATGGATATTCACAACAAGGTGCTTATCTGTTTGAAGAAGGGAACACCCAGGAAGCTCTTGGATCTTTTGGAGGCTCACAAGAAAGAAGGCAAGGACGGCATATCAATCGAGGACCTTTCCAATATCGTCGATTACGATATGATTATCCCCGATGGCTTCGTTCGGCTCGACTTGACTCTGCACCTTGGGAAAGTTTTCAAAAGCGGCCTAAGCATAGCTCTCATCAAAGTTCCAGGATGGGAGCAGGGGGAAAAGGTAGACTTCGCCTTGAGCTGCAAGGACTACGACTTATTCTTAAATAGTTCTCTTGTTGGCCCATTGGAAGACCAAGACTTGTGGAGACGAAAGTTCATCGAGTCGGTCTTATTTCGACTGACATGTATCTACGAGAGTGAGGAGGTGTACAGACCATGAGCAACGACCTAACCACCCGCCCAAAGAAGCAGCTGATCATCGGCATCGACCCTGACACTCAGGGCTCGGGCTGGGCTTGCATCAACATCACCGATCGCACTATTCACCTGGAGCAGCTGACAATCCCCAAGATCGTACGCTTGCTCCAGGAATGGCGCAACGAGGTAGACGAGCAGTATCTCGATGCCGACTACTCTTACCGCTTCGTCCTCGAGAATGTGTGGGGGACATCACACAACCGACACATCGCGGGACAGGTGGGAGCCAGGGCAATAGCCAAGACGGGGTACAACGTCGGACGCTGCGCCATGGTTGGAGAGATCCTGCGTGACCTCATCAACGACTACGAGTTCCCGCTCATCTGCCAGCCACCGCTCCGCAAGGTGTGGAAGGGCAAGAACGGGAAGATCACACACGAGGAGCTCCTGATGGTATGCAAGCGTCACCGACTCACACTTCCGAAGCACAAGCAAAGGGCCACCAATCAGGAGGACCGCGACGCGCTGCTCCTCGCTATCCACCACCTCGCAACACCTATCAAAGGATTTAACGGATGACATACGTAACACTGGGCCTACTCATAGTATGCGCCCTGACCGCAGCCTACTTCATTTGGGCTATCCACTCCCGCATCCGCCTTTCCGACAGCATGCACGCCAGTCTAAAGTCCGACATCGCTAAGCTGACCGAGGACTACACGACACTGCGGGACTGCTGCAAAGGGCAGAACGAGGTCTACCAATCCATGGTGGACTGCCTCACCGAGTTCAACTCCCGAATGGGACGCATCGAAGCATGCACTCGGGTATCACGACCACAACGAACTCCCCGCCCTCTCATGGAGAAGGAGGGTGACTCAAGCACAGACAACTAACCATGGCTACTCAATTTTTCATCCTGTTTTTCCTGGGCTTGCTTACGTGTCCGACGTCATACGCACTGCTGGAGGAGGACGAGCAAGAGGGGAGGGAGCTCCGCTGGTGGCTTGTCCCGATAAACATCTTCGGGACAGCCTGCCTTGTGTGGGCCTTCATCACGCTCTTTCAACTCGGTGAATAATAGACACATCACAAGATACAACTGAATGAAAGTATTATCACTCTTTGACGGAATGAGCTGCGGGCAGATAGCCTTGCGAGAGCTGGGCGTGCCTATTGATCGCTACTATGCCAGCGAGATAGACAAGCACGCTATCGCACAGACGCAGCTCAACTTCCCCGACACTATCCAACTAGGAGACGTGGAGAAGTGGAGGGAGTGGAACATTGAGTGGGAGGAGATAGACCTCCTTCTCGCTGGCTCGCCCTGTCAGGGCTTCTCGCTCGCTGGTAAAATGCTCGGTCACGATGACCCACGAAGCAGGCTGTATTGGGTGTTCCTCGACATCCTGCACCACGTGCAAAAGCTCAACCCCAACGTAAAGTACCTCCTTGAGAATGTGCGGATGCGTCCAGCAGACGAGGTGAGGATAAACGAAAGCCTCGGCATTAGACCCGTTGTTATTAACTCCGCCCTTGTCTCCGCTCAGAATAGAGTGCGCTTATACTGGAGCGATATTCGGACGAAGAGCGAGGGGATATGGGGCGAGTTGCTCACGGACATTCCCCAGCCAGCCGACCGAGGCATCTACATCGGAGACATCCTCGACGATGAAGTGGACGAGAAATACTATATGCGCAATCTCTCTCTCGACGAGGAGGCTATTGAAAGCATAGCCACTACGCAGGAAGGGAAGACCTCAGACGTAGTCAAGCTCGACAAGAAGCTAAAGTTAAAGGCTCAGCAATACAAGGCTTCTTGCCTAACGGCTGGAGGACATAGCGGTGGCAACCACTCCGACATGGACATTCTTTATATTCGAGATCCTTGGCTTAGGAAGAACCTCCGAACCCCAAGCGACAAAGCGAACGCCCTCCTATCGTGCTCGTACAAAGGAGCTCGAGCAAACGGGATGAGCATAGTGCCTAGCACTTGGCGTACGCACATGGATGGGAAGGGCTTCCGCCCGACAGCTGGAGGCAAAGCCCCGTGCATCCCTGCAAGAGCGAGGAACGACGGCAGCGGACAGCCCGTGGCTAAAATAGGCTGTATGCTCCGTAGACTAACTCCGACCGAATGCTCCCGACTGCAAACCATCCCCGACTGGTACAAGTGGGGATGCTCAGACACCCAAGCCTACAAGATGCTCGGCAACGGGTGGACGGTAGAAGTCATCAAACACATCTTATCACACATCACAAAATAGCAACGAATATGGAATACAGACTTTACAACGCAGACACGCTCAACCGCTACGCCAAGGACTGCCACGAGCGGTCGGTGGCTAAAGGCTTTTGGGATGGTACGCACACCGTCGGGCATTATCTGATGCTCGCTTTCGGAGAGCTTCACGAGGCTATCGAGGCTGACCGCATCGGCAAGTGGGTCAAGCTCGATCACGACACGATAGACACGCTCCATCGTATAGAGGGTGCGCCCTACGCTCAAGAGTTCCTCCGCCTTGTCAAGGACACCGTAGAGGACGAGATAGCCGACGCAGTGATACGCCTGCTTGACCTGCTGGGTGGCTTGTTTGATGGCGAGGATATTCCTGATTGGGTGGCGAGTTGCGGAAGTAGTGTATATGGCGAGGATGGTATTCCTCCCATGCTCACTGATGCGCTCATGCCGATAATCGCGGATCTATGCGGTGCGTACGACAATTGCGACACCACAGCGGGCATCCTTAACGCCATCAAGTCACTCGAACAGCTCTGCGACCACCTCGGCATCGACCTTATGACGCACATAGAGCTCAAGCTCAAGTACAACGAAACACGCCCAGCTTTGCACGGCAAGAAATACTAACAGATATAGCTCAAAGCACATAAAACAAGCATGAACAAGACTAAGATGCTGGAGTGGATAGGCACGCGCCACGTTGGCGTATCATCAAGAACTATGTGGGTCGCCTTGATGGGCGTTGCACGCGGCGTGAATGATTTTAACGGTGGCTTTGACGTGCCGTATGATTGGGATGACTTTTCAAGGTGCTACGACCTGGTGCAGTATGGAGAGGTCACGAAAGAGGAACTTCAAAAGGTCGTTGAAGCATTCCCGTACTACAAGCCAATCATTGACCGCTGGGATGAGCTTGTTGAAGCTTATCTAAGTCCAGGTGGCAAGGGTGTGTATCAAATCCTTGACGGCGTGCATGATGAGGTTATGAGCCTTAGAGGCTACGTCAATATGGGAGGTGGGCTTTACAGCAAGCTATTATAACAACCGATATAGAAATGACTATGATATCATACGAACTAATCGACCTGCTCATCATCGCCTGCGGTGGGCTGTTTGTGTGGTCACTCGCAGCGACGCTCGCTCTGTGGGACGAACGCAGGGGCAACCGCAAGAATAACGAGGTCACACGCGAGCAGATAGACGCACAGCTGAGAGACCTCGTGTGGGCGGACTTCGAGGAAGGCAACTACCGAGCGCAGACTGGGCTACCCCTCGATGCCTACATCCAAGAGTACGGGGGTAAGTACCTCGCAAGCGGTAGCCGTACATCCTTCCCCGAGAATGACATCGCACGGCTTATGCCTACCATCGACGACGCAAAGAAAGAGCTCAGAGCGTGGCAGGTGGAGCTTGTGTACCGACTATTCAAGCATAACTAACCACGAGTGCGCCCTGCTGGCGGCTTGCCGCACGCGATACCTTCCGCGCATAGGACGGCAGGGCGCACTCTCTAAACACAACGAACTATGACACGAGAAGAACTGAACGGGATGGAGCGCTTCGCAGCCATCTTGGCCTCACGAATGGAAGAGGTCACGGACAAGTATGAGGATATAGACGACCGCATCAAAGACCTTGACGAGGAGCCTGTAAGGTATATATACAGAGCTATCGACAAAATACAAGAGGAGTACAACGAGCTTGACGACAAGCTCACCGACCTAAGCGAAGCGGTGGATGAGTTCACCAAGGCGATAGGTAGGATAAAAGAGAAAAGGGTAGAAGGAAGCATAGAAGGAGATAAAACCACAGACCTCCGACTGAATAAAATAGAGGCGTTCAAAGATATGATCGATAAGGCAGAGGTAAGAATCGATGATATACTCGAGGAGTATGGCAATAATCCATCGATTGGATCTCAAAAAACCGACGTCGTGTTCTCCGAGATAAGAGAAGCTATCAATCAATTGACAAACGTCAATGCAAAGAAGGCGGACGAAACTCTCAAGGAGTAACCTCAAGGAGTAGCAACGAAACCTCAAGGAGTAAATCTCAAGGAGTAAAGGGGCGGGGCTGCGTTCTCGACACTCGTCGGACGGTAACCTTCACCGCTTAGGATGAGTGCAGTACCTGCCCCTTTCACCTCAAACTAACACAAACTAACATGGACCTATTTATCGCACGAGTATCCTACCATAACCTGGAGGACAAGAAAATCACCGAGACCTACCTCGTCAATGCAGCCTCCTACACCGAGGCCGAGGCCCGCACGCTGGAGTACCTCAATGAGCTCACGCCATCGCCCGTGACAATCAAGAGCCTAAAGCCGTTAGGAGTAAACGACGCCATGGGGCTTGACGTGGACAGCACGTCTGCTGGCTACTACATCGTGAGTGTCGTCGACGAGGTGGACGGAAAGAAGGTGACGCGCAAGACGCTTGTCAAGGAGCTGTCAATCATGGAGGCCAGCGACATGGCGAGCTACGGACGTATTCAAGACGTCACCGACGCTCGAGTCCTCGACATTGTAGACATCATCAAAGCTGCATAGCCATGAAGATCTCTCACCCTCGCATAAAGTGGACGGAGATAAGCAGAGGGCTCAAGGTTGGCATAGATGATGCCACGGGCACAATCTTCTCAATGAAGGGCTCACGCCTCACTATCGACTTCCACGGGGTATTCTCCGACCGCTACGGCAAGGCGGTTGCCGAGGCGTTCCTCGATGCACTGCACAGCACCCCCAAAGAGTAACTAACCCAGCCCCCTCTCTGCATACGACAAGCGGAGAGGGGGCTATTACAAAAGCAGAGCTATGAACCTACTATCACTAATCATTGACCATATCATCGGTCGTCGCTACTACGCGAACATCGTCTACCACATAGGCACGCGCAACTGCGAGATAGCCTCCCACATCTTCGAGACAAAGGAGGATGCGAGGATCCACCGAGAGAGCCTTGCGTCGAACAGGTCGTTTAACTTCATCAAGACGATCTCATTCCGAAGTCGTACCAAGATAACCAACATCCAACCATATGTTTAAGAAGCTCCTCGACCAGCGCAAACGCCTTGTGACCATCGACTCGCGAGACTCATCAATAACACTATCACCCCGGCTACTGCGAGAAATGGGAGGCGAGAAGGCTGTCGGTAGGCGTATGCTTGTGTTCTCGATACCATCGAATGCTACCTACGGCTTCTCCTTCCTTCCCGAGGATGCCTCTGAAGCCCAGGTAAAGGCGGCTCCAGTGCTACAGCACAACGAGAATACCAAGACCCACGGCTTCGAGAGCCTGACACCTACGGCTGCCGCTATCCTCTACCGCTACGACATCGAGGATGAGGTGGCCCAGCTCTACGTCAAGCGTCGTCAGATATCCAGCACCACCTACTACGATATCCAGCCACCACGTAAATAGAGATAGAGTATGCCTACACAGATACGAGAGATCCGTTACCGCGGCTTCTCCACAAGCCCCGACGACTATGCAGTGCCCGACGGGGATCTCGAAGGGGTGTCAGGTCTTGTCCCCGAGGACGAGGCTTTGAAGCCCATTCAGCCACCAGCTGCAATCTTTGACCTACCGAAGGGGAAGACGATCGATCATGTACATGTGACCCCGTCATTTCGCCACTATATCCTTCGAGATCCTGAGACGGGAGAGCTCGCATACACCAAGGATGGGGGGACATTAGTGCCACTCGATAGCGTAGGCAAGGACATCATAGAGATACAGAGCGTCGGTAACACGCTCCTGGTGCTCACCCCGACGGGGATGCACTACTTCCTTTACAAGGACTCCACGAAGGGATACATACACCTGGGTGATCAGATACCATTCCCCAAGTTGTCCTTCGGACTAAAGACTAAGGAGGTAGTGGTAGAGGAGAACTACGATAGGGGGCAGGACCGCGAGCAGCAGCTGGCGTCGCTACTCAATAGGATGCGAGCCAAGCACTACGACAAGGAGGGTAAGTTTATCTTCCCCTTCTTTATCCGCTATGCTCTCAGGCTCTATGACGGATCTACCACTATGCCGTCGCCCCCCGTGCTGATGATCCCGAATACCTGCAATCGGTTTATGTTCAGCGGAGGCAAGATAAAGCTATCGCTATCTGTGAGCGACCTCTCTCACGCACTTGACGACCCCGAGGACTACAAGCGACTGACCAAGTGGGGCGACATCGTGAAGAGCGTAGACTTCTACATATCGTCACCTATATACACCTGGGACCAGGAGCACCCGCTCACGGGTAATGGCTCTGTCCTTGATCCGCTCGGTCTTATCCTTCGACCCTTCTCCATATCCCGAGCTTACTCAGGCTTCACTCCCGAGATACGTGGCACGGGACGCTTCCAGCCGTGGATCATCCCTGGTGAGTGGGAGGTGAACATATTAGACCCGACGGCATGGCACGATAACAAGTGGTATGCCCTGAACAACTCCGAGCGAGTAGACGCTCAGATTAGGGGCATCAGCTCGTTCTACCTCATTAAGTCAGCCGAGATCAAACCAGGGGTTATATCCCTAAGCCATGAGCTGGATATGCGCTTCGACAAGGAGGGTTTCCTGGAGAATGTAGCAACTTATGAAACGCTACATGATGATGCGAAGTCGCATCACAAGACCGTACCGACGAGCGCGTATATCTACAACTCGCGTCTAAATATCACGGGCCTCTCCGAGCAGCTACTCTCACAGAGTGATCGCTGGAGGCTATTCCCGTACACTACACCAGTGGCGAGCCATTTCTTATATATGTTCTTCGTCATCAAGGGAGACGACGGGGAGGACGTATATATAAGTGCAGGGGTATATTCGAGCGTGGACGTAGACAAGCTACTGACATTCGTCTATTGCCCGGATCATAGAGCCTACAAGATGGTAGCATACAAGCAGGAGGTAGTAGGATCGACTTGGGTGTACAAGAAGCTGGAGCGCGAGCTCACAAAGCACAGCTTCCTCTCGGGAGCTTATGCTATGGGCATGCACCTGGCTCCTATTGAGGGGTGGGTGAGCTCTTCGGAGCGTGAACTCCGTGCATTCGAGAGCAATGTGCAAGCTACCTCTAAGCGTACCTTCCCATTGCCCAACAAGGTGTACACCTCGGAGGTGAACAACCCGTTTAACTTCCCGACGCGTGGGGTGAACTCAATCGGTACAGGTAAGATCCTCGGGATTAGTGCAGCCACGAAGGCTCTCTCCGCAGGGCAGTTCGGTCAGTTCCCTCTCTATGCCCTGTCCACAGATGGCGTATGGGCTCTCGAGGTGGCAAAGGACGGGACATATACCGCAAAGCAGCCGATCTCACGTGACGTGTGCATCAATCCAAAGAGTATAACGCAGATCGATAACGCGGTGCTGTTCACCAGTGAGCGTGGTATCATGATGCTATCAGGCTCGCAGTGCGTGTGTATCTCCGACTCGCTTGATCCAAACCGAAGCACCTCATTGAAGAGTTTGCCAAAGTCCGACGAGCTATCCAGGGAGGCTGGCATACCCAAGGAGCAGACGGACCACCTACCTCTCAAGGATTTCCTCGCGGAGGCGGAAATGATCTACGACTATCCCCGTCAGCGTCTGTATGCCTACAACCCAAAGACGTCGTACACATACGTCTACTCACTCAAGAGCAAGCAATGGAGTACCACTCCTACTGACATTCGCAAGGCCGTGAACTCCTATCCGCAGACGATAGCCGTGACGAAGGATGGTAAGGTAGTGGACTATTCCAAGATCGACCCAACGAAGGGCGTACGAGGGTTGCTGGTGACACGCCCGTTGAAGCTCGGAGCACCCGATACGATGAAGACCATCCGCTCTGTTATACAGCGTGGGTACTTCCGAAAGGGCCACGTGCGAACAATCCTCTATGGCTCGCGCGACCTCTTCGACTGGCATGTTATCTCATCAAGTGCGGACCATATCCTGCGAGGTATCAGCGGTACTCCTTTCAAGTACTTCAAGGTGGCCTTGCTATGCCAGCTTGACCCTGAGGAAGCAATCTTTGGGTGTACCATTGAGTACCTCCCCAAGATGACAGATAAGCCGCGATAGAGATCTCTCTGCAAATGAAGCGGGGGCAGTTACTGAGAATACCTCGGTAGCTGCCCCCG